CAAAGGTGGAGACATTATTGCAAGTATGCAAGCTGATCTCGTCCAAGGTAAGAAAGGTCCAAAGGGAGCAAGTGTAGAGTATAGAGGCTTGACTCCTATGGATCCGACAGACATCTATCAGTTCCAAGGCATAGTTACAAAACGTTACGATGATGCCCTTGAAAAAGAAATCATTAGACTTAATGCCATTGATAGAAGTGGTATGTCTGCTGATGAGAATAAAGCACTTCAAAAAAGAATTGATGCTGCCAAAAAGATTGAAGATATTGAGGATGATGGTCTAAGGATGGAAGCTATCATGACTCAAACAGATGTTGGATTTGATATAGCAAAAGAGTTCAATAGAATGAGTCCACAGATATTTGCTGATCAACCAGCATTCATATCTCCTGATTTATATATGAATTACATTGCAGGAGATGAGCAGTACGAAAGACCAGAGCAACCTGACAGTATCCCTGGAGATGAACCAGAAGATACTATTGAAGTAAACACAATTACAATTACAGCAGACGATGATGCAGACGCTAAGGCTCAAGCTTGGTTCAATTCAAACCCAGATGAAACAGAACTTGTAATTGAGTACGAAGACGGAACAAGAATTGCTTTTGAAAAGGTAGGAAGTGGACGTAGAACCAGAATAAGAAGGGTTGAGTAATGGCTACTTATACCAAGGAAGAATATGAAAGCCTCTTCGGTAAGAAGGCAAAAGGCAGTGGTGCACCTGAAGGTTCTCTGATTGATACACTAATGCAAGACAACAACTTCCGTGTGATAAGTGAGTACATGGAAGACCGTGATGGTATGACTGAAAGAAACTACAGCAAAAGAGAAATTGTAGATTCTTACATAAATAAAATGCGCAAGTTTAACTTCGGGCAATCTATTACAACACTAGAAGAACTAGCTCACCTCAATAAAGGTGACGGTGATGACTTAAAAATGAGGCGTAGTAAAGCTGCTGAAGCCTACAAACTATTTGATAGTCTTGATGGTGCATTCAGTGAGGGTAGAACCTTAGGTGAGAAAGCTGACGCAGTCTGGGATTATGGTCGTGCTCTTATATGGGATCCTGTTAACGTTGTTAGTTTTGGTGTTGGTAAACTAGCTGCTGCAGGAGCAACCAAAGCAGCTACACAAGTAGCCAAACGTGCAGCACTAGAAGCTGCAGAGAACTTGGCTAAACAGTCTGGTAAGAAAGCTGCTACTGCCAAGGGTAAAAAAGAAATACAAGAGGCTGCACAGAAAGAGTTTATGGCAACTCTTCTGAAGGATTCATCTTATAAAAAGTTAAAAGACAAAGCAGTAAGAAAAGAACTTCTTAGTGCTACAGCTTTTGATACTATGGCAGCAGGTGGTGTTGATGCTGCTAGGCAGTCTGCCATGAGAAAGACTGAACTGCAAGAAGGTTATGACCCTATTGCAGGTATGTTAAGTCTTGCAGGTGGTGTCACTGGCGGTGGTCTTGGTTTTGTCCTAGAGAAGACTAGAGGTACAAACAGGATTCCTATCTATTCTCAGTTGATTGATCGATCAGAGAGATTAACTCTTGCTGCTAGAAGAGAAGCTGCTGACCTAACAAAGTCTTCCACTAACTTAAAAGAAAATAAAAGTGCTTTAGATGAGGGTCTATCAAAACTATCTGATCATTCACAAAGATGGGCTGATCAAGTTAAAGATGGTCTTGATTTAAGACTAGCTAACAACGAGATTGATGGTGACTCGTATGATGCTTTATTTGATTATGAACTCATGCACTACTTTTACTTTGGGGATGAAGGTCAAAGAGGTTTAAGAAATATTCTTTATGACGCTGGTGTAGGTAGGTGGGAGCCAAGAGAAAAGGGCGACACATTTAACCTATACATGAAAGATGTGTACGGTATCTTAGACGATGAAACAAAGAAATCTGTTCAAAAGATTTATGATAACGTCTTCAATAAGTTTGATAACACATTTAAAGATTTAACTCTTGACGAATACTTCAAGAAGACTGCTTCTATTTCGTCAGATGCAGGTAGAACTCTAGCCTTATCAAGGCACATGAATGTTCTAAATGAAGTATCTAAAAAATCTTTTAGTGAGATGACAACAAGGGAAGCTGCAGGTCTAATTATTGATCCTGTAACTAAGACTCAAAGAGAAATGTTTGAAGAGGGTGCAGCTAAAGTACAACAAAACTTGATTAAGTTTATTGTTACGCATCCTGGTACAACAGCCCTCAACATCAAAGGTTGGGTTCAAGGCTCTACTATGCAGTCATACTCTGACATGATCCGTGCAGCATTGTACGGTGGAGCTTCTATCTATAAAGATCTAGTAGGCGAGACTGCTACCGCTGCGTCCTACAGAAATAAGTCTAGGCTGATGTTGTCTCTTCAATCTCAGAAGCTGAGAAATCTAGCTGATCCGTATATGACGTATGAAGCTACTATGGACATGCTTACATCTAGGCCAGAAGCAAGAAAAGAATTATTCAGATACCTTGTTGGTGGTGTAGAGGTTGATGATGTCCTGAAGGAACTAGAACTAGACCCGACAGAGACTTTAACCAGGACTAAGTTTGATAAGTTCATGAACTTTGTTCAGACTTCTTACGGTGTTAAAGCTCAAGACTTCTTAACTAAAACTCAAGAGTACATGTATGCTTTAGATAAACAAGTACGTCTAAAGTATGAGATGTCTCTGTCTGATTTCATGCAACAAGATAATGTGTGGGAGTTCATGGCAGATGAAGGTTCTGATGCTTTCAAAGAGTTTTTAGAGATTGAAACAAAATCCGTTAAGCAAGCCTTAGAAAATACTTTCTCTAAGTCTTATGCAGACATGGATGGTATTCTTGGTGCTGTAGCAAAAGGTATTGAGGACACAAGAAAGTTCCCAATCATTGGAGCTATGATGCCGTTCGGTCAGTTCTTCAATAACACTATTGCTTTCATGGCTAACCACAGTGGTGTTGCCTTGGCTTACAATAAGTACAAAGGCACTGGTGATCTGATGGATCTGACAACAAAGACTGCTGCAGGTTGGACTATCTGGGGTGGGCTTGTCGCCAGAGAACAAAAGAACATGGAAGAGGGTCTTGCTTGGGATCAAGAGAGAGCAAGTGACGGTTCTATAATCAGCAGAAAGTTTGACTTTCCTTACAGCCACCTAAAACTTTTAGGTAGAATAGGAGCTTACATTGTTGAAGGAGAGAAAGTTCCTGATGATTTAACTGAAGAGTTCTTGAAGACAGCAGGGCCAGAGGCTCTAACAAGATCTGTTGGTGAGGCTGCAACAAGCATGTCTGAGTTAGCTAAGAGCTTACTTAACATGGAGTTTGATGAAGCATATAAACAGTCAGGACGTTTACTTGGTGACTCTGTGGCAATGTACACATCTGGTTTTACTAGATTTGCTGACCCTTACAACCAACTGATTGCTGTTTCAAGAGGGGAAGATTACAAAGTCGTTGACAGGAATCAAGGGAATAGAACTTTAAATAATTCTCTTAGGTACTTGGATCAGTTTGTAGCTGTTGCAACAGGTCAAGACATAGCACCTGAAAGAGAAAGTCCTACAAACGAGACTGCAGGTGGTGCGCCAATAGGTCGAGTGTTTGGGTACAGAACTGTTGATGCGCCTTCCACTGTTGAAAAATTATTTAATGATGTTGAAAGACCAAACTGGAAGACAGGAATCTTTGGAACACCTGAGTCAAAGAATCTATTTAGTAAGTACGTCTTTCCTTCACTGGAGATGTACGCAGACATGCTGATTGAGGATGGTACTTGGGATTCTTTAAGTATGGATGACAAGAAATCTGCTCTTGATGACATCCTCAAAATGTCTAGGGACAACGTTAAAGAAACACTGAAGTACTCCACTAGACATGACGAAAGAAAAGCAGGTCTCATTCAAGAGATCCTTGGTAAGAATGTTTCAAAAGAAGACAGAAGAAAATACTTTAGATACTTTGGAACTTCTGAAGAAGAATTGTGGGAGCTAGATGCACCACAGCTATCCCTACTCCTTAGCTTCTTTGAAGACGAGGGTATCCGAAATAAGATACAAGATGCAAAGATAGGGTTAGATGACTAAAAGAAAACCCCCAGTGAAATGCTGGGGGTTTAGTTCATGACGATTTATCTCTAGTCTTTTTATAATCAAGCATAAGTTGGGAGTAGCTGTATGCTTGGTCAACGATCTCGCCTGATCGTAAATACTTTCCAGATGCGAGGAGACCTGATAAAGCCGCACCTGCAAAGTAATCCCTGGTCGGTATATCACCTACAGGAATCTCTTTTTTAATAAACTCTTGGGCTTCTTGCTCAAGGGTTTTCTTTTTATCTACGCTACTTCTATTAGTTTTTTTAGATACCATTGTGCTTTCTCCAAGTCCTGCACACCGTTCTTATAACGCCACCTGTGCATGTACTTTGCTATGTTGCCTCGAAGATAACCAATGAACTCTTCTCTCGTGAGAAAGTCTTTGATGTAATCAATGCATTCAATTTCACCCTGACCATAGTGTTTAGGTTTTTGTACAGCATCGAAGAAATCTTCACACTCTGCACACACACCATTGTCATCCAAAAGGTTATCACACTTACCACAGTAACTCATAGTGTAACCAACTCCGCTTCAGGGTAAGGGATGTGGTAGAAGGTCTCACCGTCAGGAATATTTCTTCCGTATGCTTGACGGATAGTTTCATCCTTCATTTGTGTACCCTTAATTTTCCAAGCTTTATCATAAGTATTATTAAAGACGTAAAAGTATAGGTTTTCTAGTTGATCACTATACTTTTGTACTAGTCTTCTCTTTCTACCTGGTACTCTAACTTCTGTCCAATTACTAGGCCAGTCATATTTCCATGAGTACTTCCATTCTGCTTCATTGTAATAGG